TAATATATATATGAACCCCCGTGGGCATTAAAACCCCGTTGAGCCAGATACTAAATGCACCGTCAACCCCCAAATGGCCTTTACTCAGGCCATAGATCGCAAGGGCGATCACACAACTGGGGGTCGGGGCCTATCACAAAATGTACGCAAATCAGAACCTGACGCTCCCATCATTTGTGATAGTGCGGAGTACCCGCTCCAAGACGGTGCAGCAAATGACGCGGCATCAGAACCAAGTATGATTTCCCCACATTTTCTGTCGCGAAGCTTAGACCCCTTGACCGTTCCCTCGACGCCGACACGCTAAGAGTGCGGTCGGCAAGTCTTCAGTGCGATTTAGAAATCCGACAAGCAGCGGCTGTAATGCACACAGTTTCATAAGACATTACATAACTTTAAAGGAGTACCAAAAATGGTCATCTTTCAAAAGCTTAACGATCTCAAGGATCACGGCGAAGCGCTGGGTTACTACAGGTTCGAGGTCAACTTCTACCTAGAACCAAGACCCAACTACGGCTCCGAAGTACGGTTCGCAGTCGAGTACAGAGCAACAGAGTCTGACTCCACCGAGTACCGTTACTTCTCTAAAGACAAGTTTCAGGACACCGACCTAGCATTTGAGGAGGCTCGTGAGTTCGTACTCAACATGCCGAGCTTGGATGAACATCGTCGGCAGGACGCCGTTCGCAGGTCCGAAGCATACGAGGAGCGGATATTGGAGGACGCCGCTCACGAGGACGATCCGATCCTAAAGCAGCACCTGCTGGACAAGGCCGCTCGTGAGGCCAGCGACCGCAAGCAGTTGTTAGGCCTGTTCTACAAGCAGGGCTACCACATCACCGCTCAGTAATTACCAACGCGGGGGCCTCGGCTCCCGCACCAATCAACTAAACTGGAGACTAAAATGTACGACGAAGATATCAAGATCGACGCTGACGCCAACGCGCTGGCACAACTCATCATCTCAATCGTTCAGTCCGCAAACAAAAGCGAGACTGACGCCAAGATCGAAGAACTGCAGGCCAAGATTGACAGTCTCGAAAATCAGATAGAGGAGTTCGACGTTCACGATCATTCATACGACATCGGGGAGATCGCGGTTGAGCACCTCAACAGCTACGGTGGTCTTCAAGATACCGTTGTCGAGATCATCGACGAGTACGACTTCAGCGACAAGGACTTGACCGTTGCATCAGGTACAACCTTTACGGTCACGGTCGACTGAGTTGGCTTGGCTAGACAGTAACGTCTGGAAGAGAGGGTCGCGGTGGCGGCTCTCTCACACCAACGGAGAGTGGATCATTTCAACCCAGCACAAAAACAAAACTCTGGCATTAGTCGAAGGTCGGAGGATGCTGCACGAAGGGAGGACCAAACAACTCAACATCTTCAAAGGCGATGGCACATGGCACTCGTCAGAAATTTACTCGGAGGACAACGCATGACTACACCGCAAGAAGCAGGGCAAACGCTTGGCAATGCCATCCGGTTTCAACTGGAGTTCATGATGATGATGCTCCACTCAGACCGCAACGACGAAGCGGCGAGAGCATACGACCGCATCATCGCCCTGTGCGACCAAGCAGGGCAACCAGTCAGAAAGGACGCAGCATGAGGATAGGGGGGTATCAAATGGAGGACCTTGGCTACGGCCTAAAGGTTGTAGAACACGAGGGCGGCTGGTCATTCTGGTTACAGGGTGATGACGCTCATCAGTTCCGCGACGAGTGGGAAGCGTATCAGGAACGGGTGGACAACGACTTCCGCCACTTCCTGTCAACGCACGAATATGATGGGCTGTTCGAATGAGAAGCTGGCCCATCTGGAATCAAATCACTGCCTGCGTATACAAGTCAGACAAATCGTATGGCGTCAAAGCAACAGGCGAGGTGACGGTCAAGGTCGGCACCTCTGGCAGCAACTCCCACATCTTCCTGCGACATACCACTACGCATCGGATGTTGGACAACGGAGACCGAGAGTATCGGTTCTACCTAGACGGCGAAGTGATCCGTCGAGCGGTTCTAAAGAAAGGGGCTACCGCGATTGAATACATCCCTAACTAAACAAATGGAGCAGCTACCCCTCAAGGAGCGGCTGCTCTACCTAGAAGAAGCGTTGCGGGACAACCGCAGCGTTTCTCGCCAATACACAAAGCTGATCGACTACTACCAACAACAAGCGGTCGATCAGGGGCTGGCAACGTGGGTCTACAAACCATCAAGAGAGCTTGCCCCAACCAAAGATCAGTTCGTTGGCCTCTTCGGTCAAGGAGCATTCGATCAAGTGAAACGTCCATCCAAACCAGAAAGGGACCTAATATGGCTCATCAAATAACATCCGAACACCTCAACGAAATCGAAAAGATTGCGCGTAAATACTACCGTGCAGCGAGCAAATCTAACCGTGAGACGGCGTGGCAAGACGCCGAGCGCAAAGGCATGGATAAGGTACGGGAATACTGCCGCAAGCACGACATCCCCACTCTTGGTGAACACATGATCGCCGCCAACCTTACGATTAACCCGTAACAAGCAAAAGGAACCTAATATGGCTCATCAAATAGACTTCATCGACTTCGGCACGTTCTGCGCGGACGAGATCAGGGAATACTACGACCTCAATCCTGATCTCTCTATCCTCACCTACGCAGGCATGCTGGGCCTGACAGGTGGCGAACTCAAAGACATCCTCATGACAGACGGGTCAGCCATCGACAAAGAGGAAGAAAAGACAGCGCAGCTAATGTTCGAGGAGGCAGACGAAACCTTCGGCGCAGATACCTAAACAAACAGGTGGTCCCAATCAGGGGCCACCGCATAACTCAAGAAAAGAATGAGCGGCTAGTCGCCGCCTGCTTCAAAGAAAAGAGATTGAGTGCTGCGCACACTCTATTTTTAAAAACCACCTACACCCGCTGCGCGGATACAGGTGGTTTTAGTAGGTGGATTCCGCGCCGGAAGCCGCAAGACTTGGTTGGAAGCCGCAAGATTCCGATAACCGGTCGGCCATCCGAGGCCGAAGAGCCGAAAATAATTCATCAAAACTACCGTATCGGCTGCAGCAACCGCTCTTGATGCCTGCATCAAGGGCCTCGGACCCATGACAACCGTCAAATAAAAGAAGCAACTTGGTGCTGGGGTCTTTGACCAAGATGAAATTCAGACCGCCACGCGCCCAATATGCTGCATTCCACGCAACTTGGTTGGGTGTTAATTTTATCCGGTTACCAGAAGACACCTTTAACTCTACCCAAAAGGGTATTCCATTCCAGATTACATGTACATCGGGTATTCCCCCGCCATGCTTGTTCTCAATCCTTGTTGCGAACGTCTTTTTTGGCAGTGATTTCCTCATTGTATTCCAAAAGTTCGCCTCCGGTCCCTTGCTCATCGGTAACATCCTTGTATTCAGCTTCTATATCGAAGGCTTGCGGGTACTTTTTCTGCAGATCAGTAAGCCGACCAACAATTTCATCCCGTGATAGTTGATCTATTGTGTTAACATTCTCTCTCCGGTCCACCGTCAAACCACCCAAAGCTGACCGAATTTTTTCAGCGTTGATTGCGGCAGAATATTGACCATCATCTTCAGCACCACGAGATAGCTTTGAGAGCCGTTCTAACTGCCCAATCATGGTCACGCCGTAACGCCGCGCTCTTTCCTCCCTGAGTTCCTTCACACGTTCCACAACATGCGGGTAATCACGACCATTAAGCAGGACTGTAGCCTGCTTGCTGGATAGCTGATAAGCATACCCCGCCTTCCTTGCGCTATCAGTATTAGTATAGATGCCTTCAGCGACATGGTTGGCAAACGTCTCTTGCCGCGTTGTCAAAGTGGGGCGATGCTTGCCCGTTTCTCGTGCCATTTTGCTCCCTTTTCGGTGTAATCAGTTTGTAATCATTGTAATCAATTTCACCAGAAAACGCCAACTAAAAGTAGTCGGGCGCAACCGGAGGGCGAGCACCGTGTCACAATTAAGGACTATTTCTAGGGGTTTTGTAATCATTGTAATCACCTTGTAATCACTCTGGGCTGGCTTAGTCCATGTTCTAAAAGGATAATTGTTAGGGTGATTACAAGATTACAAAGATTACAGGATTTTTTTTAGTTTTTTTTTTTTTTTAAAATATCTGGAAAAAGGTCTTTATGTACTCTTGTAATCAGTAACGTACTATGCCATATGAGTAGGGTATCATCATTTATGGAGGTTTAAGATGAGCAAGCAGCAAGAACTAATGAAGAATATTGCTGACAATGTTGTTGGCATGATGAAGGAGCACGGTGCGGATTGGGCCAAGCCGTGGCGCAAGGCGGTTGGAGCAACGGGTGAGCCGTTGAGTGCCAAGAAGCGTCATTACACTGGCATCAACCGAATGAACCTTGGTTTGGTAATCGCGTTGCAAGGTTATAGCTCTCCGGTCTTTGGCACGTTTAAGCAGTGGAAATCTTTGGGTGCCAAGGTTAAGAAGGGTTCGTCTGGCATTCCTGTAGTTTTTTACAGCCCGATTAAGATCAAGGACAAGAAGACCGACGAGGACAAGACGGTTCCGATGTTGAAGGCATTTTATGTGTTTAACGCTGATCAGGTTGAGGGTTGGAACGGTGATTGGATCAAGGACCAAGGTCCGGAGGATCAGGCTTGGGAGGACGCTGTTGATGCTGATGCCTTGATAGAGGCTTGTGGTGCCACGTTTCATCACACTCAGGGCAATCGTGCTTATTACAATCGCGGGTCTGACAGTGTGACGGTTCCTTTGCGTTCACAATTCAAGGACGCAAGTGGGTATTATGGCACGGCGTTTCATGAGTTGGTTCATTGGACGGGTCACAAGTCTCGCTTGGATCGTGAGTTTGGCAATCGGTTTGGCGATGCCAAGTATGCGATGGAAGAGTTGGTTGCTGAGTTGGGCGCGGTTATGTTGTCGATCATTAGTAAGGTTGATGTTGATCCGGCTCCGGACCATGCCAAGTACCTGAATAATTGGATACGCATGTTGGGTGAGCATCCCAACGCCATCATCAAGGCCACGTCCGCCGCTCAGAAGGCATCTGAGTACATTTTGCAATCATCTAATGCTCAGGTCGCGCAAGCGGCCTGAGAGGGGAGGAAATCATGACGTATAAATTCAAGAAGATCACTCATAGCAGTCTGGGACGAGAGCTTGATTTGCCTGAGTATGATTACCGTGGGTTTCGGTTTGTAAACAAGCCGTGGAAAAACTCATACGGTCATTGGGAAGCTACTCAGCGAGGAAGCGGCAAGCGGTTTACTCATAACACTCGCAAGATGGTTAAGTTTCACGTTGATAATTTCATATTACGTTACCCACAAAACGGTTCAGGAGAAGAGACATGAAGCAGCAAGATATATTCAACAAGGCATCGGCTCATTTAAGAAGCATGGACGGTCCATCGTTAGATGATAGGGGGGATAGTTGCATGTACCGTGGTGAGGACGGTGCAATGTGCGCGGTTGGCGTATTCATATCTGACGAGCATTATTTCACTGACATGGAGGGCGGTGGAATAGACGGCTCTAACATGAGGGCGAGGGAGGCGGTTGCCTTATCGTGGGGTCAGGCTTGTTTAGATGCCCCACAGTTAGATTTGTTGTCTGATTTACAGAACGCGCATGACCAAGGTTCGCGGTGCGAGGATTGGTCTGATCAGATTGTTCGGGCATTGGAGCGCGTTGCAAGGAAGCATGGGTTGGAGGTCAGCGCATGACCCCTAAGTCACCGTATGATCGTGGCAGTGCGGACGCTTATTACAGGCGGCGTCCGGACCCACATTGGTATCCGGAGGGCAACGTTACGGGTCCGAGGATCACTGACATGACCGATGAGCAGGTTGCGGATTACTATCGCGGCTATGAACAGGAAGAGGACAGAAAGGAATGGGAATGAAGTACAAGGTTTGGTTGCGTTATGGCACGAGGGGCCAAGACACGAGGGACATTTTTCGAGAGGTTGAGGCGTTGAGCGAGGACCATGCTTTAATGTTGGTTCGGTCCATGACGCGGGATTATTCGAGGACGTTTGATAGTAACGTGTCTCCGGTTCAGGAGGCGGGTAATGACTAGGGTATGCGCTCATTACATTGTGGAGAGGTTAGTTGAGATATCCAAGAAGATTGAGGAGGACATTAAGTTAAACCCTGATGTTGATGTATTCTCTGATATTTTGGTCGAGGATTTGCGACACGAGCTTATTTTTAACATGGGCGTTGATGCCCACAACTCATGGAAGGAAGGAAAGAAATGAAAGCCAAGATCACGATCACACAAAGGATGCTTAACAAGAGCATCATAGACGCCAACAAGAGCGTTGTAGATTTATTCTTACGCAACTTGGTACACCGAGGTTACGTGAACATAGACAACGGTGCAAAGCAGATTGTCAGAGCGGTTTATGATGACGGCTCTGGATACACTGAGACAGAGATCAGGCTGTATCGGCGTCCTCGTGGCGATAAGCTTCTATCAATCAAAGGACTGTCGAAACGGGCCACGGCGGGGGATGTAGTAACGATTGAATACGATGAGAAGATTGGGGCCGTGGTGCGAGTAGCAGCGGCAGTAGAAGATATTGTGGAGGTAATTGAATGACCCCACAAGAGCGGAGAATAAAATACCTGACCACAACGGCGGCGGAAAACAAACGCATGTTGGATCATAACGGCGGCAGTCAGAAGTACGGTCAGAAGCATACGTCTGAATGGTCGGGCAGGCAGAAGCGTCCGGAAACAGTTGCTTTGATTTCTTTGGTGGACGAGGGTGTTGGGGTACAGGAAGCCGCAAGAGCCGCAGGTTTAAGCCTGCGGCAAGCCCGAGACATTTTACGACGAAGGAGAGAATGATGGTAACTGTTGTTACAGATAAGAGCGCGTGGTCTGAAGAAGAGTTTGAGGACTGTGTTGAGAGGTTCGGGGAGTTTCTGTCGGAACTTCACGAGGAGAAACGTGATCCGGACCTAATGGTTCCGGTCATGTTTGGGATATTGGTTGATATGATGATTGACGTTCACGGGCCTGAAGACGCCCGTGAGATGATGGGTATCAACGTAATAGCTCAGTGTAGAAAAGCGTCTGGTGACGCAACAACAATGCATTAGGAGGAACAATGCAACAATTAACTGGATTAATACAAAGTCATGAAGTTTATATAGAGAACATCTTTCCACAGGGCCACGGTTTTGGGGTAACAACGGGTGGTGAGAGCGTTTTCTTTGACCCGATCTTTGTGCGAAAGCATGGGGTGGAAGAGGGATTGATGGAGACGTATGTTGTTGTGGCAAACGCTCCGGACAAGAGAGATAGAACTCCTTGGAGAGCCGTGGGTGTTAAGCCTATGAACGGTTCAACGGCGGAGCCGATCCCTGTACAAGCATCTGTAAAAAAAGTTCCCGCACCGGACGAGGTTGATCGTTTGGTGTTGGATGTAATGGGCGATACCCACGAGAACGTGCAGGACGATGCGTGGTCGTGCGGAGAACTGGCCTATGAGTTGGAGTTAGACAGTCAGACGGTAAGTAATTCACTACATAGATTGTTTGCTCAGGGTAAGCTTGTTAAGAACATCACGCACCAACGTCCGGGACTTTCTTCTAGGGGTTCGTTCATTCGGTGGTCGATAGACGTTGGGGCTTTCTTTCCACCGTCGAAAGAAGTTTTAGAACTGGAGAAGACTATTGCAGAAGACTGATAAGAAATACGTGACCGTGACAATTCGGTCAGATGATTTGGAAATCCTTCGGAGGATCGCGGTGCGAGAGCGGAGGTCCATGCTGCAACAGTTATCGTTAATTATTAATAAGTTTGCTGACGAAGAATAGTTTTTTCTTCTATGAACGACAGAACGAGGCCCGATTTTATCGTCGGGCCTCGTTCCATTTGCCCTTCTTACCCGCAAGGGTTT